AATAACGATCTATCAGATCATCAAATGCCTGCTGACTGTCTATTCGCCCAAAAAACCCGCCACCGTTGCAGCGGCTTCGTTTAAATCTTTGGGTGACATTTGTTTAACGCTGCTCATTGGAATGCTGGCTAGTTTAGAGATATACATTGCGATAACATCCATGCGGAATGTAAACGAACCATCACCCGAAATAGTCATGGGATGACCTAACGTAATCAGGTCTTCACCCGTTACAGCGCGAAGTTCTAACTGGTTTGTCGGTTTGCCATAGGCGTCAATTTCTTTGCTTAACGGCAATGTAATCATGTCGCTCATGACCACACCCCTTTAGCACCGTGGAAGACATAATCCGTTGTGCCATCATCGGCTTTGACTACTGTTTCACCCGACAAATAGGCTTCCGTTAAGGTGTAAACGCGCCCATTAGGAAACTCAACCACAACTGTCATGTCATCGGCTGTAGCGATTTTTTCATAATCCATTGCTGCATCATTAACCGCTGTTAGCTTCACATACGGCGTAATGTGCATGCGCTTGTTATACGCTTCACCTTCAACGGGTGTATCAATCGGCTCTTTAACTTCTGAGCTTAAAGGGCATTCAACGCCACCTGTTACCGAAAACTGTTCACTGTCGGCCTTAACGTAAGTTGTGCCTGCTACTGTTTTTGCCATGATTTACCCCTTACGCTGTTTGTGAAAATTGAAGACGGAATTGATTCAGCAACGCAAACACACGTAGCTGATTTACATAGTCCGCTGGGAACAGAATATTGAGACGATTAGCATCATCTGCATCACGCTCAACAATTAAATATTTTTCAAATAAATCAGCATTTTCAACCAAGCCTTGGCGTTCCATTTTTGCGTATTCAGCAATTAAGGCACCACGCGCAATGCTTGGGGTGATAATCGCTTGGCCTGCTCCAAACTTCTCACCGTCATTACGCAATTTGTGACGTGGATATTTGCTAGTAATTGCAGTGCGTAAACGGCGCAAAATAGTGCTGCTTGTGTGCATTGTCTCGCTGTCTAGATATGAGGTATCTGGTTCACCGAACGCATTTTCTTGATAGGTTGTGATTGCTCGCTCAACACGAACCACCCCGCCTTGTGTGTAGCTGGTTGCAATGCCGTTTTTTAGTAGCGTTTCTCGCTCGGATAAAATAAAACGTGAACCTTCTGCCGCAGGCATAGCACCGACTAATTCACCTGTTTGGGTTGGCCGTGCTGGATCTGCTTTGATATACACCGCATTGCGAGCGCCATATTCAGCTGCATATTCCCAAACTGGCGTTGGCGAATCAGACTCAAACCCCGCAATGGTTGCGTGTTGGTCATTTCGCGTATCACCAAATGTGACGAGTCCAGACACAGTGTTGCGCATCGCTGTGTAAACATGACCATAAATCTGACGTGAATACGACCAACGACCTGTTAAGTCATTCATTTCATCACGCAATAAATTCAAGTTAGCTGAATCTGTGTATGGCTGAATAATAAAGTCATATTCTTCATCACCCATTACTGTGATTGCAGCGGCTAAACTTGGGTTAGTTGCCCCGCCTGACATGGCGGTTAAACCAACTGTTAAACCCGCAGGGGTACTTTCGCCGCCCACTGCACGATAGTAATTGAGCATCAACTTGATGTCGTTGGCGGTTTCACCTTTCCATTTGCTGGTAAGGTCAACTTCATTGTCATTTGAACCATTTACCGCCGCTGTTACTGGTAAATTAGCACTGGCATTAATCGCCGTGATTAATGATGCTGCAATTGTTGCCTGATCATCACCTGACACAACCACACCTTTAACCAGTTGACCAGCAATATAGACTGATAATGTACCGCTTTCTGTCGCCGTGCCTGTGATGGTAATTTTGCCTGTGGCTACGCTTGCCGCGCCATCATCAGCAAGTGGAATACACCAGATTTCACCGATTGGATCATTTTTGCGAGCAGCTTCGTACATTCTCGCCAACATTGAACCTGTGGCGAACAGCTGTTTAGCTTCATCTGTGCGAGTCACTAGGGTTAATTCACCCGCTGTGGCTTGGCCAGTTGTTAGCATTTGACCAATTAACAAGGTGCGTTGTGATTGTGTGAAACTATTTGCTTGCGAGTTGTCCATTTCCGCATAAAACAACGGCACACGAACATCTTGCGGAATTGTATTAAAACTAACAGCCATTATTTTTTACCTCTTGGTTGCTTGATGGTGACATCGCCATCCTTAATACGGCGGTGCCAATATTGATTTTCTGTGACATCTCGGCCTTTTTCGGGCAAAAAGTCACCTCTTTGTGGATCTGCTACTTTCAGACCCGCTTTCGGGATAACGAACATAAGCACCTCTATGCTTCGGGAATTTGAATATTTAATGTGTGATCAATATCTGCATCAGTTGGTGAATAGTCACCATCGATTTTGTCTAGCTCGGTGGCATCAACCTTGATGGTTGCACCTGTAAAGCTTGGTAAAGCCATTTCATCAACAGAACGCCATGTGTCTTCTGTGCCAATTGTCATTTCAGCCCCAAATTCATAGCGATAATGGAGCCGATCACGGTCAATCGCTTCTAAGTTTTCACCTTGAAATTCGATACCTTGATGTTCATTACCTGGTGGTTCCCAAGTGAGCAATGCTTTCCATAACTCTCGTTGAATATCGTGCAATGATTCTGTTGCAGTCTGGCCGCGCTCATCACTTTTATTATCAACAATCACTATCACAGCAAATGACTCAATAAA